TGGCTTGATGGATGGCTTGATGGATGGCTTGATGGATGGCACTAGGGATGGCTTGAGGGACGGCTTGAGGGACGGCACCGGGCGGGCGTTCCGGCCCGGGCGTGCGTTACGGCCCCGAAACGATTGCACAGATAGGTCAGCATACCTGACGTAATATAGGTCAGCATACCTGACGTAATAATGTAGCATAGATGGTGTGTATTGCCCCTAATGCTCCCTTAATGCGTGTATAATGCCATGTTCGGGGTTCTCTTATCCCTGAACCACTGAGCAATACCAGTGTGTTAGGCTCCATGTGTGGCTATATGTGTGACCATGAGCGGTGTAGGCGGCCTATACCATGTTGGCGGCGAGGGGTGGCACGGGGGGCTTGCGTGCAGCGCTCTACTCGATCGTCCCTACAGAGGTTTTCGGTGGATATTTTGACCACTCCTGTTTGTGCCTACCAAAGATAGGCCGTATGCTCCCGAGTGTGAACCCCTGTAACCTATGCCTAGGGTGCATACCTACACCCATTGTGCCTTAATGTCTAAGCCGGGCCTTAGGTGTTATGCCTATGCCTCTATCCTTAGGGGGTATTGTCAGTGGATAGGTGTTGTCTACACCCAGTCTATGCCTCTAGTGCCTTACCTTAGCCTTATACTTTAAGCCGGGCTCTAAGCTACCCCCTATAGCCTATACCCTAAGCTGGGCCTTCAGCGGAGGTCTATGGGTGGCTACTTGCTAAGTCATTGAGTTGGCAGGGGGTGGCCACAGGGGTGGCCTGAGGGGGTGGCCTGAGGCCCCTAGGGCGTAGGCAAGGGTGGAAGGGTGGCCTCAGGGTGGTAGGCCCGCTAGGGCCGTCCTAGGTCACCTCTCCACTGATATGATACCCCTAGAGACCAGCCTTACGCCAGCTTGAGGGGTGGGCCCTGCCACGGGCACCTAGGGCGGCGTCCATGAACTTGCGGAGCTCGATGTCCATGCGGGCGTCTCGCTCGTTCTGGGCCATGCGCTTGGTGTCCTGAGCCATGCTCGTGATCCAGTAGTGGACAGCGAGGGCTAGGGCGTCGATGCGGTCATCCTTATTGAGGGAGCCACGGTCACGGGTGATGCGGGTCAGTTGGTAGAACAGGCGGTAGCGGTTGATGCTCTCGCTGCTCATGTGGGTGGTGGACTGGTAGTCCCGATCGAAGAGGGCCTTGTCAACCACCAAGCGGTGCTGGGCCATGACAGGCTCAAGCACGTCGATGATGCGCTTCTCCTTCTGGTCGCGGCTGCGCTCAGTCTCCACGATGCTGCAGGGGTAGACCTGTGCCATGACAGGTTTGAGCAACTGGTTGTACATGCCGTCGCCGAAGTTTGGCTCGATGACCACTGATGTGACCTTGTAAGCCTTGGCAATGAGGGCGATGGCGTTCAGGGTCTTTGGGTCATAGCCACCGGGGAGACCACCGGCGTCGAGGACGTACAGGCGACCATGCAGGAAGGCAACTACAGCGTAGCCAGTCTCGTCACCGCCACGACCACTAGGGTCGATGGCCATGATGATACCCGTGTACGGAGCCCACGGGTCCTGCGACAGCATGAAGGGGCGGTATATCTTGTCACCGGGTAGTCCCACGTTGGGGAGGTCAAGGGCAAGCTCCGGGGAGGAGCCATAGGCCATGTCAACGGGGGCCTTCTCGCGGTGCAAGTCCATGACAATGAGGTCCGCAAGCTTGAGCGGGAACTTATCAGCGTCTGACAGGCTTGTGTCAAGCATGAACTGCAGCGCAAAGCCAGCCTTGCCATAGGATAGCTCGCGGGCCAGCAGGTCCTCTACGCTGAACCTGCGGGGTTCAGTGGGCATACCTGCATCAGTCTTGAGGCCGGAGATGTAGGGCGCTAGGAGCGGGCCGTACTTGTTGGTGAGGGCCGCTGAGGGCTTGCGTGCGGGCCAGATGGTGACCTTGTAGCCACGGCTGGGGAGGACGTTGTAGATTGACTGCTCCGACTGGGGCGTACCGAGGTACACGATGCGGCTCTCGGGGAGCGGCTTGAGAATTGCGTCAAACTCCTTGATGGCGGTGGACAGCTTGTCCCGCGCGGTCTGTGTATCGGAGTTGTTTGAAATCTCAATGTCATCAGCCACGATGATGTCGGCGCGGGAGCCTGCTAGCTGGCCGAAGATGGCCGCAGACTTGACACTGGGTGCGTGGTCAGGCTCGGCTGGGCCCACGTCGAAGGCGATCTTGGAGAACCGCTGTCCATCCTTTGGGCGGAGGTGCGCGAGCAGGTCCATGTCCATGATCAACATCTGCACGAAGGTGGAGAACTGGTCGGAGCGGTCCTTGGTCGCGGAGACTACGAGGATGTTAAGCTGGGGGTTACAGTATAGGAGCCACACCACGTAGGCCGAGGTAATCCAACTCTTGCCCACCCCACGGAACGCCTCGATCACGCAGCGCGTGGGGGAGTGCTGGAGGTGGTGAGCCATGTCGTACTGTAGCGGGGTAGGCTCGGGGAGGTTGAGGTGCTTCCAGACTACATACAGGAAGTTGCGGAAGTCGGCCCTAAGTGGGTCAAGTTGGGCTGGTGTCGGGGAAAGCTTGGTCATATCACTCCAGATGTTGCGGGAACCGGGGGCGGGGCAAGGATTAGAGGGGTGCCCGCAGGGGTAGTAGCCGGGATAGGCTCTTTCCCACTAGCGGGCATCTCTAGGGCTTCCAGAGGGTGTGGCTTTTATGTCACACCTAGTGCTTGGATGCACTCTCCGGTTCGTCAGGGAAGGGCAGGCTGGAAACCAGCACCTTCATCTTGGCATCCTCTGCCGGAACGTCCACGTTGTTGTCCTTGAGGAACTGGCGGGCGACGTTGAGGATGGCGGCTGTGGTCGAGGTCTTGATGACTTCGCCAGTGTCCTTGTCCACGGCAGTCACGCCTTCCTTCACCTGAGCCGTAAGCTCATCCAGAAGGGCGTCCATGAGGGCAGTGAGCCGGGGGTTAGTTGTTGCCACGGCTGACCTCACGCTGCTCTAGCTTGCTGTAGATGCGATCTACCGTCTGCTTGATTGATGCCACATTGGCACCAAGGGTGATGAGTACATCATGGTCTGCCGAGAAGACGACTGCTTTCTCTTGCAGCGACTTGATGTCCTGATCGGTTGTTGCTTTCCATGCGTAGCCTACGGCTAGGAGCACGGCAGCTTGAAGACACATGCCCACGAGGAACTCGATGGACACGATCTTGGTTAGGGTTGCGGCTGTCATTTGAGTAGCTTCCACAATAGCTGTGCCATAGGTGGGGCCGACGCTACCACCGCAAATGGTAGGTAGATTATGTTCATGTTTGTTCCTTAATTATTAAAAAATAAGCAATGAATCCAACTAGTAGTGGAACACCCCACTCGCCAATGCGATGCATCGTCCAGATGTTGGCATACCCCTTATGTTGCGTAGCCTCACGGTCAGGCCAGAATATCGTATTGAGAATTAAAAGTACAGTCGGCGGGTCGAATGTAACAATGGCCCAAAAGAACAATGCAGCAAGTGCACCATGCAAAGGCCAGCCATCCCAGTTTTCTTTGATGTATTGCTTTATCATGTGAAGCAAGGTGTTAAGCCGAACAGTATTCAATAACTTCAATGATGCCAGCGAAGCCAGCGCCACCCGTATTTGCCGCAGTATTTCCCGTCCCCGACCCGCCGCCACCACCTGCTCCGTATACAACGGCTGCGTCACCACCAGCTGTACCACTTGTGCCCACTATTGTTGCGCCATTGCCACCGCCACCCCAGAAGGATGCGGCACCGTCGCCACCAGTGGATACAACACCAACCCAAGAACCAAAACCAGTTTCGCCCTTAGCACCGGGAATATTGGTTTCGCCACCAGTTGCCGTGCCCCCAGCGCCACCAGTTGCTTTTGTAGATGCAGCAGGCGATGACGTCGTCCCGCCGGTGCCACCACCAGCGGTCATAAGAGCGCCAAAAGTTGTGTTGCCCCCGCTATTACCAGTGCCGTTGCTGACACCTGTGCCACCAGCACCAATCGTAACTGTCTGGCTGGCTCCAATAGTAGCATTGCTGTAAGTTTCTCTGGTTGTGCCACCAGCACCGCCACCACCACCCACATCTACTTGGCTACCGGCACTATCTGCACCACCACCAGCACCGCCACCACCTGTAGCAATGACC